TGAGCATGTAGAACAACAAACTACAATGATACTCACCGTAACCTGTACACACAAGTTAATTTTGCTTGGCTCAGATTTAAAACTGCCACTCGTTTACCGCCTGAGTTAGGCATATGCCAACTTCCAATCCGCAGCCATATCTTCATAAGTTTGATGCAATGTTTCACACATATGCATCAACCCATGTTTTTCAGCTATTTCAATCATCTGTTTTCTCCGCATCTCATATACGCTAGGTCCATGATTGAACCATTCACGCGCAGCTGTACAAATATTCAAAGCACAAGCTTCCTCTTTAGACAGCGGAGTTCCTTTCGGACGTAAGTAACAATGCAACATTTTAAAACAAGAATCGTCCACTAAAGCCCCAATATTGCAATTGAGCGCTTCGTGAAACACGTTCTTTCTTTTCAAAAATTCAAAATCTTTCTCGTCAATAAAAGGCTTCAACTCAGACTCTTTGTCTGGCATAGTATAAATCTGTCCATACTTAGCCAAAAACTCAGAATAATCCTTAATGTTGAATTTTTCAAAACCTTCTTTAACGGTGCCAATATTGTCATCACCGTACGTCATCATTGCAGCACAATCGGCAAATGGTAAATCTTCTGGATACATGGTGTAAAAGAATGCACGCATGTTTAAACTTCCACAAATACCATTAATTACAACTGTTAACGAATTTCCACTAATGTGTGTACCTTCCGTCAAACCTATCAAATCTCCGTTGAAAGCAATGAGTGAATAAGCAATATCACCCACCATCGCTTCCATAACACGTAGATCCTCAGCTGTATAGCCGACGCACTCAGCAGCGCAATCGATGAGAATTCTCAACGATGCAATAATCAACTGTGCAGGAATCTTTTGATCGTATTTTCCGTAATCACCACCAAAGATCCTTTGCGATCCAAATTTCATGACATGATTGTAAAATTGATCCCATTCAGGACCATGACAATTTATGCCAACAGCACACTCAGATTTCAAAGGATTCATCATAATGACCCTCAAAATAGGTAAGAAATATTTCCGAATCAAAAATGTCAAAGCTACGGCATTACCATAAAATATTCGACACTTGTCCTTGGAAAGAACTTCATCTTTCTTGCATGCTTTCGCAACAGGGAATGCTCTCTCTCCATTTCGGTAACAATTCTCACAACGATCAACTTCACCCATAACTTCAGGTGTAAATTCCCGATTCATACCCCATTCATCTTGAGCATCCATGTCAAGAATGTATTTACTCTTGGGTCCCGATAAAGGTAAACCAATAGCTGTAGACATCTTGATGGCGTCAATAAATTTAAGACCAACCCAACCATTTATGTTAGGTCGATCATTCAACGGAGCACAATTGAACCAAAGCTTGTTTTGGAAAAGCGGTATAACACTCCTCTTATAATCTTTAACCGCCAATTGTAGCAATCGATATTCATAAGGAGTTGCAGGAACCGCCAAATTTGCCAAACACGTTTGCCAGCCATACCAATCAGGCGACATTTTTGGGGGTCCCCATTTGTTGGGGACTCCTGTCACTTCAGTCACGGTTTCACTGACTTCAGTCACTCTCACTCTAGACACATACTTTGCACGTCCAGGACATTGGCCATAATACTCAACTTGTGAATTTTGTGGCATGTAATTGAGAGGACTCTTTTTGTGTGGCATACCAGGTGAGCATATCTTAACGCCAAGAACCTGCGGTTCAAACTTCTCCGCTGATCCTGTAATCAAAACTCCCTCACACTGGCGTATTTCTTTCAAAGCCTTAGTCAACTGTGGAACTGTTAATGATCCACTACATCCAATGGGTGAATCACATTGTCCACCCAAATGCAAACCAGAAATCACTGGTGCAGATGTATTTGCAATCAACACAGCTCCACACAATCCACTGAAAGTGTCCATGGACAAATTTGTATATTTATGTCCAATAAACTCACAACAAGTGAAAACCTTCATCAACTTAGCTGTTCCAGTGGCTTCCAATACTTCACCATTCTTCTGTCTGTAATACATATTGAATGGATGATTGGGCATATGATCTAGCGCAAAATATGGCACAATATCCTTAAACGATCCTCCAGTGCTTGAATAACACACCATAAAATCAGTTCCTGGTATATGCCAACTGCATTGCGGTGATAACCGCGTCGCAAACTTTCCGCCAGACGTTTCTGGATTTTTCTTTCTAAAGGTGACATCAATTGAATCAACCAATTTACCATCAATCTCGAAATAATGTCGTGGTATTATCACAACGTTCGATTTTATGAACAAACCGTTGACCATATAATTAACACCCTCATATGAAATCGTACCATAGACCAAATTTTTCAAAACAGCATTTTTCAACTGTTCCTTAGTCATAGTGCGATTCAAATCCGAAACTGGAAGCTCTCGAGGCAATACAGTAGTCCATGGACTCTTCTCTGCATCTCTCTGATCAACTTCCTCTTGTGTTTTAGGCTCCAATGAGCCCTGTGGATTCAACTTCTTCCAAGCAGCATACACCTTTGCCATAGCATACGCGGCACCAATTGAACCAGCTGCAGCCAAAACATATGGCATGTACTGATCACGATACGATCGCAAAATAGGAGAAATTGTGTTAGCATCCTCTAAATATTGCAAATACGTTTCCTTGGCCCTTGAAAAACGATAGAAAATGTATGTACCTGTACACGAAGCAAGATACACACATCCCCATCGACGTAGACGAC